GTCTATATGGATCATCGGGAAGGCCATATGTGCCACGCAGCCTATCTCTTAAATCTCCTATATCATTTATATTTTGCTCAAGAATCTTTTTTGCTTTTGCTTTTTCTGCTGCTGGCAGAGAATTTATATATTCTTCTCCCAGACGCTTCATTTCTTGAATTGTGTCATACATATCAACAGTGTCGAAGCGCTTGACTATTTCCAAGTCAGTCGCAAAAGTTCTTACATGCGCCCGCAAGATAGTTTCAATATCATTTTCAATAAATTCAAAAAGCGCACTATCAGGCAAATCAATAAGCCGTTCTCTTGCAGATCGTGCAATGCCTGGATTATTGTCGCCTAAAGCACCAAAATCATGATCCCGGCGAATGCGCTCAAGCATTAGATCAAGCTCTTTATCAAGAGTTCGAAGCGGCACACCTTTATCTAGTAGGTATTTTCCTATTACTTCCCGGAAACCTGCTTCATTTGCCTCTATTTTATCAATGCGCCAAATACGAGGCACATAGCCTTCTTCATTGAAGACAGTTGGCCCCTCTTCTTCAATCCTATCAATATTCTCTTGTAGGGATTTTTCTTTCTTTAATTCTTGTCTTCTTTTGCCTGTCTTGGCTTTGGCAATACCCTGTAATGTAGTTAACTTTTTCCTTGCCGCCTGTAATTCGGCCAGTATAGCTTCTGTTCCTGTAGCAAGCTCTGAATCCCCAATTTTCTTTTCTAATTCAGAGATAATTTCTCTTTGTTTTGCTATAGCCTCACGAACACCTTTAATGCTGTCCTCAAGTGCTTCAATTTCAGTTCTAAGTCTTTTAATATTGGAACGATGATGAGCCGTAAATAAACCAGCGTCTATAGCCTCATCTCTCAATCTATTTAATAATTTCCTGACACGTTTTGCATAAGTCACAACATTTGGATTTTCATGAGCCTCGTTATTACGCAAGGCTATAGTGGTTTGCTCTCTATACTGCGCTTCAGTTACATCAGGACTTTTACCAAAAGTATCTTGAATACCAAGTTTAGCGCGGCCAATAACTTGTTCTGTTGCACTGTCTCCTAGATTATGTCCTCGCATAGAAGCATATTCTGTAATACCGACATTCAAAGTCTCTACAAGATCATAAAGCCAGTTAGTAGCAATTTTCGTTTCTACAGATACTTCTGTTGCTTGAAGCTGAAAGTTCGCATTGTAAAATAGACCGGGGCTTTCGATTAAGCCCGCAGTGACTTCTCGATTAAATGTTATCGGAGACATTAAAAGTCTTTTAAACGGAGTATCCGGAAGTCTCTCTAGCCCAAATGCCGGTGCTAAACCCGCCGCTTCCAGCTCTTCACGCGGAGTTGGGCCAGAAAATCCTTCTCTTGTTGCAGCGGCCCCCGTACCTTTAAATATTGGCCGTGTATCGTCCGCGCCTGGATGGACTTCCCTTCCACCACCAGTTTTTGGAAAGGGAGGACTCCCTGGACCACCGCGAGTGCTAGATGAAAAATTATCTACATCATCCAAATACTGCTTTGAAAGTCTATTGACATACTTGCTGCCAAATTGCCCTGCTATTCCTCCAAATATGCCTACAATGCCAGTAGACAAAACTACATTCATCATACTTTCTTCGGCTGATCGTGTTGGCTGAGTATCGCTCAAAATCATTTCATCGAGCGTCATAGCCAGGAATGTCGGTGTAGCTGTAGTTTTAAAACCACGTGCAAATCCGATGCCTGTTTTTAACGCTCCAAAGGGAACTGCTACTTGCAAGGGGTCGGTTACTGCTCCCGCAAGCGACCCTAGTGCGGTATACCAACCATTAGACTGCATAATCTGTTTAGACAATAACTCTTCACGAATCCTTCTATCAGTTAGATAAACAGATGTTTCTTTGGTTAATCCCACATATTCCAAAGGAAACATGAGAGAATATTTGCCTATTTCAAATGGATCAATATCAGGAGCATCTTCTCCCTCTGCCTGCCTAATAGCCCTATTGTGAGAATCGGAAGCAGCAACGCTGGCAAATATATTATTATGCTTGAACCCTTCCGATATAATCCGCAACGGACTCCATTGATGATCGCGAATCATAACGGAAGACTCGGTTGCGCGGAAAGGCGGCATCCCGGCAGGAGTCGGAGGACTATAATTTAAAGGCGAAGGCTCCCAAGATTCGCCTGGGGCTTCATTATTAAATCTGGATTCAGCCATTTATTAAACTCTTATCCAGTCGGAGGATAGTTTTTTGCGGAAAGTCTTTGATGTTCAAGATGTTGCGAAAGTTTAAGACGCTTTTCTTCGCCAGCTTTTTTAAGATGCATGCGTTTCCAATATTCTTCCCGCGTTTCTCCTGCTCTCTGGGGCTCTTTCTGAGACATTCTGACTTGTATTTCATCATCAACAAATTCAAGGAATGATTCAGGCAGAGAGGAAGCACTCAATATTTCAAGCTCTTCGAGAGTTGCCATTACAAGATAACGGGTTGGATTATCTAATATTTTATTAAAGAGCGCAGCGCCCTCAGGTGTCATGCCTTTGGTTATCTTATTTTGATCTTTAGCAGGCACACTTGCTTTTTTAGTTCTTAAAGGATTTTCCGTAAAAAATATTTTGGAAATATCTTCAAGGTCTGATGGTTTAAGTCCTTTTGTTATCGGAACAAACTTTGCCAGTACAGATTTTGCATCTATATTTTCATTAGCTGCTTCATTTATTTTTGTTTCTGAAGACATAAAGCTGAAAAGTTTTGCATCATTCATTTCAGGGAATATGCCCAAATCAATTAATTCCCTGTGCTGAACAAGATTGGCCTCAGTGTCGGGCGATGACGCAAGTCTCCAGCCACTTCCAGTCAGGAAGTCACGCATAGCATCTTCATCTGAAACAGTGCCCTCAGGAGCCTCCTCAACCTGTTCTCTTGTTCCGCCGCCACCTGGGCCAGCGGGTGTGAACTCTGCTTCGATATCATCATGGAGAGCTATGATAATCTCATTTGCTCGAGCGCTTGACTTTTCATCGGTTAGCTCTTCGTTTACCGAATAACCCCCAATAAACGATAGAGGGATTTTGCTTTGGTCAGCCTCCCCAACATCAGGCACCTCTTCAAGGACCGTACTGTCGCCAGTATTTGCCCCCCATTTCATTTTGAGAATCTGTGTAATTTCAGATGCTCTATTTTCTATTCTTTCAAACAAGTTGGGATTATTTTCATCGAGCTTCATTGTCTTTTTATATTTATCGGAAAAATGTTTTACTACATTATCTAAAAAAAGAATTTCTTGAACAATGGGAACCTTTTCTCCAAATACTGTTGCGTCTTCAGCAGATTTTCTCAAAACATTGGTTAGCCATTGCGGTGGGCTTTCGTCTTGTGGAAGACTCCATATTAAATTCTCACCAAATCTTTCATAGATAGGAGTGGTCCCTTCTTCTTTGTGCCAAACAAAACGATATTGCTGTTGGTTTTCTTTGCCCTGTTTTGAAATCGGTATTGCTTCGATCTCGCCAGTTCTAATAGCTTCATACAAATCAAAGTCTGTATCTACATCAAACATTACATTGTCTGTAAATAGAGGAGCCAATAATTCGTATATAGCCATCTCAGAAATAAGAGTATTTATGGCCCCACCGGCATGTGGTATATCAGTAACAAATAGTGAACTCGGCTGGGCCTCCAGCGGATAAGGCACTATCTTCTCCGTGCCGCCCACGTTAGTGAAACCAATATTATTTCTTTCCTGAATTATTTCAAAAGCCTGTTGGAATGCTTTGGCTTGGCCATTTTTTGAATATCCATATATCTCCATCAGAGCTTTGGCAGTATTCCGTATTTCTTCCACGACAAATCTAGGTAGCGGTTCATCGGATGGCTTATTGCCTAAGATCGCCACAATGGGCAAAGTGGTAAATTTACCACCCCAAATACCTTCCCAAATTTTTCCAAGTATAGCTTTTTCTGCATCCCATGTACCGTCACCTCGTAGTCTCTTGATATTTACTTCCTCAAAGAAATTAAGTGCACCCTTAGGTGTCCAATTCTGAAGCGCCTCCTGTAGATTAAAATCGATCATCTCTTCCGAGCTACCAAAGTTTGCGTTTCTTGCACTTTCTTCCGCGTTTTCTCTTTTATCAATAGCCCTCCTAGCTTCATTCATCTGGTGCCAATTGGCTTCATACAAAACCCCAAGATTTGCTAGAGACGATATGTTAATTAGATTTGCTAATGATTCATTATTTATCTGTGCTAAAATATTAGGAGGAATCTCGCCGGGCTCTATTGTTTCACCTACATTAGCATCATTAGCAGCATGATCGATAACAGCGGCTTTTAAAAATTGCCCTATGCCACTTACAATCTCAAAACTATTTTCTTGATTGGGCATACCCGCCATATTCATTTGATTTATTATTTGATCGGGTAAGGGAAGGTTTTTAGCCACCAGTTTCAGAATTTCTGAAATACCTCGGTCATCTAAAAACAAGCGGGCCATGTTTGGCTCGCCCGTGATTTCAAGAGCGAGCTGCGTATACACCGTTGCAATGCTTTGTTTTTCTCCTTTTGTTATTGCCATTCCTGTGAGCGACGGAGGTCGATCCATAAGCCTGGTAACATCCGCTTGTGCAGCCTGTAGGGTGTCTTCTGCATTCTTGGCTGTTTGGCGCTTTCCATATGCAGCCTGCAATTCACCCTCGAGTTGCTTCAAGCGATCATTTGCTTTTATATGAATATCTGCATTACTTGGATTGTCCTCCTTCCATGCATTAATTTCTTTTTCTAAGGAGTAATACTGTGTGAGGATTTCCGTAAGGTTTCCTTGCTCAAGAAGGCCTAACCACACGGTAGCCTGTTGTTCTATTTTTAACTCAAATTCAGAATCTATTACTTTTATGTTGTTGTCTTGATTTTCTTTTATTTCTGCTTGTAGAGTGGCTTCGTGGGCCAGCAGTTGTTTCTCATCTTGTCTTAGTAGCTCAGATAACTCAGTCCTTTGATCCGGAGACATATCCTTTGTTAATGGATGATCGCCATCAATTATGGCATCAAAAAACAAAGAACTAGCTGTCTTGGCCTCAGTCCTTAAATTTTCCTGTTCTTCGAAATAGCTAGCTGGTGGAGGTATTTCAGCGCCGCCATAGGGGGCAAAAGACTGAGCAATCTGATCGGTGTAACCTCTTAATTCATGATATCCCAAAGCACGGGGGATCGAAGTATCTAGCTGACTAAATGTGAGATTATATTTTTCCGGGGTCACTAGATTAGCAGTAACGCCGTCTTCTAAGGTCTTAGTAAGTGCATCGATCTCTTGAGATGTTGCCTCAGAAATCTCACCTTCGTTTCTTATATTAGATAGGATTGTGTCTACTTTTGATTTTACATCCTTATCAATATCGGCGCTAAGTTGCTTATCGGCTTGTCGCTTTTGATTTCCCGCAATCTCTTTTCCATACTTACTCACATATTGTTCGGCATACATATTAGCACTTGGGACTAAATCCTCGTCCATGTTCTGGGTTAAGCCAGATTGAAAGGATTTAAATTCTTCTAAAAAATTTTCTAAATTAAATTGATTATTAAGATAAAATGTATTGGCCTGTTCATCGATATGCGTCTGTATGCGATACTCATATGCAGCTATAGCTGAAGCGTTATAAGCGGCATTAAAAACTTTCTCCTCGTCATCATGAAGCTGAAAATCTTTCAATTGATCCTTAGTGAGATTGGAAACATCCCGTGTGCCAGCCTTCGTCCCCTTTATGCCAATTTCTTCAGCAGTCTTATTAAAAAAATGCTGTGATAATTGACCAATTTGATCAGCGGCTTGACTCCATCCTTCTGATAAATTTGCCGAACGGACTATACCAGGGATATTAACCGAGATTTCCGATCTATAGGTTCTATTAACCATTACGTTGTCTTACTTATTGATTTATAAGATTTATACGAAGAGTATCCAGTTTGGGCCGCTTTTCCAAAAGCAGACCATTTTTTGGATTGAGCCTCGGCTTTAGATTGTGCTGCACCAAGTTGATTAACTTGTATTCCAGTAAGTGTATTTGACCGAATAGTTGATAAAGTTCTATCTAATTCTGCCAATGCGAAAGTATCCCTAGCGACTGGTGTTCCGCCAGTACGGGGATTTCTTTGACCTTGTGCTGCACCTTGCGCTATAGACGCCTGTAGTAATTGGCGATGACGCTGCATCTCTGCTGCTTCCTGTTGCAATCCTTGAACTCGAATCGCCTCACGCTGCGCATCGTATTGCTGTCTTTCCAAATCAGCCTGTTTTTGGGCTTCTCCAGCAGCTTTCAATTGGAATCCCATACTAACTGCGCCCATAATCATCGGTAATGCTGCGGCACCCATTAGAAAACCACCTCTTTTTCTATACCAAGTATTGTCAATGGCAATGGCGCATCTTGCGTAATTGTAACTTGGCCTAATTTATCATAGCCCAGAATGAAAAATTCATACGTTCCGGTCTTGGCAACAGGTGCTGCACTCAAATCATCAGTGACCTCATATAAGGGAACAACATTGCTACCAATAGTCCATGTGTAGGAATCAATAACAGCTAGATTGACACGCGCAATACGTTTCAATTCACCTAAAATAGTTCCTATAGATAGAGTGAACTCCACAGGAAGGGTTGTTATCGTCGGAGCAAAATCAAATCCAATATCAACATTGCTGTGCGCCGCAGTAGATGTAATTGCAGCAGAAGCTACAGTATATGTTCCGCCATGAGTCGTATCGACATTATCAAGAATGTCTACGCTTTCCCCCTCAAGATGAGAAAGCCCGGTCCATGCTGTTATCTCCGATCCAGTCTTTGTGATATTGCAATCAAGAGTGCTGGTATAATCTAGTTTTTCTAAATAATAGACAGTAGAAGAATTTATACTTCTCTCGACGCAGAAAAAAATGGCATCTTCCACCTCTGTGATGGATATAAATTTATCACCTGTTTTTGTCTGCCACTTAGACCATCCAGATATACTCTCAGAGCGCATCGTATTGAGTTGAGCAACATCTCCATCAGTATTGATGATGTATAAATATTGTTCAGGATGTTCACTGGAACCAGACAAAACCTCACAATCCTTAGGAGTCCCCATAATTTCAGGAACGAGCTTGGAAAGAGATTCCGATGAATATGCTTGCTCAATGTCTGAAAACAAAAACTCCCTAAGATGCTTTCCTGTTCTATCAACAAATAAAGTCACACCATCCATTTTGCGTGGCGGAACATCGAGACTCCCAAAACTGGTTTGCTCTTGAAAAGCGATATTCGTGGGAGTGAAGGGAACAGCCTCAGTGGTAGGCACAAAAAATTCAGCTTGGTTGGTGAATATTTGCAAGTGCCGAGAAGACACCAAATTCATGATTGAATTTACTTGATCGCTACCAATGGTTTGCTGAAAGCCTTCAGCATCTTGTGCCGTACCAAGACTAAATTTATAAAATGCGCCAATGTGAGAACCAAACAATGTATCGGGAAGAGACTTTGATCCACCAAATATTAATCTCTGTAAGTGAAATCTAGCTGTTCGAGGATAGCCTTTGACATCATGAAATGCCGGTTCATCCCAATCGGTATCAGCAGTTGTCGATGGCAGAGTTTCCCGTACAGTTCCGGTAAGAACCGTTGCAGAGGTATATCCGGTAACAAGAATCTCTTTTGCCTTATATCGGATAATTTCATTTATATAATCTGTAGTCCAATGTCCGGACGAAAGGGTAAGCGTAACGCCGCTGCCCGTAGTAGCGCTCGGAGTTAGCGTGATGGATTCTTGTGCATATTTGTAATATGGCTGATGAAGCGGAGCGCCGGAAGAATCTTGCTCAAATGTTAAAAGAGACCAAGTAAACGAAGAAGCGCCTGTGCGCTTTAATTCATAAATAGGATGATCTTCGTGAACAACGATCATGGTATCGCCAGCTTGCGCCCATCTCAATTCATCAAGCTGTGCCAAGGTATATGGAACACTAGATGAGATTGTCTGATCGAGAGAGCCGTCTGAACTATACACATCGATACGGCTGGCCTGGAATGCCACTATATATTGCTGGCTTTCAGAAAATACAAACTTCGTCAATCTGGACTTCCCATTGAGGGTGGCCATGTATTTCGTTCCCGGTCTACGGGATACGCCGCCATGCAGTAACGGCCTAAAATTTGTAAGAGTTTCCAGGCCATTTTTATAAGCTGAGATATCGGAACGCATTCTCATTCCAGGGTCGAGTTGCCCCGAAACAAAAGAATTTTGTAATCGTCTAACTTTTGTCATGCACGACCTGCGCCAAGCAGTCTCGATTTAGACAGTCTTGTAACGTCCATTCTTTTAGCGGTCTGACTTTGTGCATCATTGCGCCTAGCTTCTGCCATGAGCAATTTTGCCTCTTGATTAAGGCTCATTGCATATTCAGCATCTCGGGCAAGAGAAAAAGCAAACCGTGAAGCAAGACCAATAATTATTGCGCCCTTGAAGTCAGCAGGCCAATCGTTTTCATCAACACGGTATGTGTAATGCGCAACAACATCATCCGAATCATTGTCTGTATCTGTATAAATTAAATCCTTGAAACGCTCAAAAACGATATCGCTATCTCCGTGCGTAACACGATGCAACATCAAAAGATCAGAGGGAATATCATATCCATAATCCCAGCTTTCGAGGGGAGCGTCTGAACGCTTATTTAAAGAGAATTGTGTTTTAGCCCAATTCCACCGAACACGGCCAATTTCAGAGGCAACATAATTTTCATAAATAACAGAAGCCACATTGGATTCCGTTATACCTTGGGTAAAGGAGGTAATAGTGGAGCCACCAATAGTTACAAGAGCTTCACTGGATATAGTGATATTGCTATCAGCCATGTTGCTTTCCTAAAAAGGACCGGGAGCGCCCTATAAGCGCCCCCGTTCCAATTCGCTAATCGGTGTCTGTTAGACTGATGGCCGTTCCATCTGAGACGTCGACATTGGTTCCATCGTTGGACAAAACCACCATCCACGTAACGGTTGGAGTGGCTGAGTCAACGACAAGAATTACATCGTTGACCTTGAGAACACTAATAGCGTCGTTAAAAAAGCCCGCGCTATCCACCGTAGCCTTAGCATCAGCACCGATATAGTGCCAAAGCGTAAAGCTATTGCCATATGCGAGAGCGGTGAGACTTGTATAAGCAAATGCCATTATCTTACCCCCCTAGCTTTCTTGACATGAAACTTCGATGATACCTTCGGCATCAATCAAAACCGCATTCATCTGCATCTTGTTAACAAACAGATGAGCTTGCTTTTGACCTTGCCAAGTAACATCAAGTTCTACGTCTGCACCAATGGCATGACCCATCGATGACTGATGATAGGCAAATGTTTTGCGAATATTAGACGCAACATCTAGCCCGGAAAATGCGAAGAAGTTGAAACCAAGCCAACTTTTCGCAGTTACACCGTCCAGCCACGGGCCTTCGCCGGGGCCGATATAGTCAAGACTTGCAAACTCTTGCAAATCCATCAGATCGGTCCATTGCTGATAGCCAACAACCCAATAGCGTCCGCCATCTTCCGGTACATCATTATTACCGAGAGTTTCAAACGCCTCGGTTACTTTAGCTTTTGTCAAAGCCGCAGAACCGTGAGCAATCGTGCTGGTAGTGGCATCCATCGCAGTCGTGATAAGCGAGTCAGTCTTGCGACCTAGCGCCCAAGCACCAGAACTAGCAGCCACCATACGTTCATCGATATTGATCCGAAGTTCATCGAGATCATCGACATACTCTGATGCGTACCAGTCCTGAAGGGTCACGTTGACATTGGTGTGGGCCAAATTCATTGGCGTCACATCGCCGCCGCGCGATTTCTGTGACGCAGCGCCCTTGGCGACTTTTTGGAAAGTCGTTTTGTTTGCTACGCCGTTCTTCGTACGAACAGTATTCCGAAGGCGTGAACCCTGCCGTTGATAGGCAAGATGCACATCCGCTTCAAACTGCTCGATGAAGGCAGTAGAGATGGTATTAGCCATTAGGCTTTCTCCTTCTCAGCTTCACCTAGGTCTAACGGTTGTGCTATTTTGCCGTATTCCGGTTATGCCTTTCGGGGCCGGAACGGTTTCAACAGGGCCGCAAACTGACCGTGGCGCTACATGCCCTCAAGCTAGGATGCGTTGAGGGGTGCAGATTCTTGATCGCCGGGGAACGCAGCCTCCCAGGCTGCATTTACCTCGGCTACATATGAAGCTTCGCGCTTGTTGCTATCCCAATAGCGCGGATCACGCTGCATTTGCTTGATTTGTTCTTTCGTTTTTATCTGAACGACATTCATTGGAGAACCCGGAGCATTGATTTGGGTGTTCTTGGTCAAATCGATTATCTCCTCCATCATGGCAACTCCGGAAGCATCGACCAAAAACCCTTCAAGGGCTTTTTGTGTTTCCTCACTGAAATTAGCCTTAGAAAAAAGATTAACCGATTTTATGCGTTCAGAAGCATTATCGCCCAGTTTTTTCATTTCTTGTTCGTAATTGGGCAAGGAGTCAATTTGCATCTGAACATAATCTTTTACAGCAGCATCAAATTGCTCTTGGTTTAAACCATTTTGATATGATGTCTCTTTCCACCATTTAAGGAGCGGATCAGATTCATCCATTTGCCACTCAGAGCCTTCCGGCAAATTAAGGCCCTCTGGCATTTCATATTTATATTGATCCGCTGTTTCCGGACGTTGCTCGAGACGTTTGGCCTCTAGCTCGCTGGCAATTTCTGCTCGCGTTTCTGCATTCCATTCCTCAGAGGTTTTGCCGCCACGAGTAATCTCGCCAAGTCGTTTTTCAGTTTCTGAATATGATTTGGCCAGATTCTCTATATTGGCAGAATCAGTATCGGTATTCCAAAATTTTTCAGGCATCCATTCGGGTCGTTCTCCCGAAGAGATATCACCACCACTTCCATCTATATCGGAACTGAATGTGGGTTTTGGAAACTTCATCGTTGTTCCTTTCCTTTTTCCATACGTCGCGCAAGAATGCCGACTAAAAATCTTTGGCCCTCGAGGTGTCGTAATGCCATATCATCAATACCGGGACCAGTCACATTATTTAGTGTGATTGATTTTAAATAGTCCATTAAACTTTCACCGGCAGGTGTTGTAAAAACAGAAGCAACAAGAGCATTTAATTCATTCTCGGATTCCTGAGAACGAACCACTCCATCAAGACCCATTTTATCCGCCGTCTTGGCAGCATCGCGAATATCAATAACGCGATTCCAAGAGGGCTTTGATTTAACGCTCATACAGTTTGTGCCATTTTAGCAATTTGATCCGGCGGAACTCCTTCTGCAACAGCTTGTTCGGCCATACCAGCCATTTGCTGAGTCAGTTCCTGACGGCTCGCATCAGTGCGGACTAATTTTTCCGGAACACCCCATTTTTCAGCAAGGAATTTTCCAATTTCTTCCTGCTCTGCCATAAGATTCGCCATTTGTGGGCCAAAGCGCATGTTCAGCTGCTCAAGCCAGCGATCAACATTCATAATATCCTGCTGTTCCTGGGCTCGGCCTAAAGGTGAGACAGGATGAGCGCGGACTTCGCGACCATTGATTGCAGGTAAACTAATACGGCCACCCTTTTTGAGAATGTACGCAACACGTTTCATTATGGGTTGCGTTTTTTCTGTTTGAATGCGGCCAAATGGTGATCCGGTCTGGCGAGAAAATTCAGCCATACGTTCGCTGATTTCCGTTGCAGAGCGAACAGGTTGTTCAAGACCACCGAGAGGTTGGTCAAACAAAGACAACCTGATCTTATTTTGCAAATCTTCAAGAATGATTTGAGCTACATCAAAGCTGCCGCCGGGAGTAAGTGGACGAATACCAGCACCGCCTGCCGAGACTGGAATCATCGTACCGGATACCATCTGGACAGTATGTGGATTTATGATTGTATCGTCATCATATTGCCACATTCCTACAATCGAGGTTTCCGCATTTTCAAGAATCAGCTCAACAACCAAGTTAGCCACTTTAATATCAGCTAATGCATTGAGCAGGGGGCCTCTTCCATAGACCTCCGAGGAGGATGTAGACCACCTGAAAATTATCCAGGGGCTCGATCCGGCTCCCTCGAATCTATCGCGGACTAAAATATGCTGATGCTCAAGAGAAATAACCCGATAATCGTAAGCCTCGTCTTTAGTGGTTCGCGCACGATCCCGTAAGGTACAGCTAATTACGGTAATCTCTCGATCCGGCGTAGATTTGATATCGTCTTCAATTTCCTTACTCAAATCCGCCCTTGGATAGATTTGAGGAATTTCACTAACTTTTATCTTTCGCGGCCAATACACATGATCGATAGCGGAAAACGGACCACCATCCAAGATCAGTTCCGGCAATGGGACGGCGCGAAATGAAATGAGATTGTCGAGATCGCCCTCCTCACAAAGCAGAGCGCCAGTTCCAACAGCAAGATCAATGTTGGCTTCGTGGTCTTCTTGGTCAAAATTAGAACCATTTTGAATTGTGTCAAAAATATGTTCATTAACCTCATCCAATACGAGGTTCACTTCATTATGCTGATCTTTGGGAATTTCCGAACCAGCGCGCAATTGTGACCAATGTGCAAAATTAGGCGTAGTATAGGATTTAACACGGGATGCAAAATTCTGGGTTGAGTGAACGGCAGTGGAATCAAATATCAAATCACTGCGGCTTTCCCCAACATTTGGCTGATAGAAACCAGCCCTATTAGGTAAGGCCAGATCATAGCAATCCTGCCATCGAGGAAGCCATTTATCACGCCTTCGATGTGCTTTTACATACCGGCGAATAATATTATCTATTTCAGAGGAGCCGGTTGGAACATCGGTTTGTGTCCCAGGAATATAGTTTCCCGCTGGGATCATGCTAGATTTTCCTGACTACCGCCAAGCCCTGAAGATTTTGAATATCCCAGATCACCCGCCGCAGATGCTCGCTGTCTTGAAGTAGCCGCTGCTGCGCGTCGTTTAGCAGACGCAGCTTCTGGACTAAGAGGCTGTGCTACTGAATTGGATGCTTGCCCCGTGCCAGAAACATCGCCTCTTGGGTCCGAAACATCGTCATCACGGCGCGCAATTTCTTCAATTCTGGCTTGATAACCAGGGAATGCTGCTACAGGGTCTGTCGGCGTTGCGGAGGTCGAAAACATTAACTCAGGATTTCTCGATACATAGCGAGGCCCTGCCATTGTATTGGCCTCTTTCCAATCTGGATGTATTGGCGGCGTCGTGCGTCGGGCTCCTGCCTGTGAGTGGGTCGCTGCCTTGCTATAGATAGTACCGGCGACGGGATGATTGGTATAGCTCCAGCCCGAGCCAATTGCTTGCTTGTGTAATTTCTGTCTCGCTGTAAGACCGCTACGCGGTGATGGACCCATAATATATTCTCCTAATTTTTAGGGTTTAGACCCCTAATTTCTCATCCTCAAAACCAATATCAAGCTGGGCAGAGGCTTGTTGGCGCGCAGTGCGGCGTTTTAAGGATTGCGCTTCCGGACTAACTGGCTGTGCCACTGAATCAGATGCAGTCATTGTGCCAGAAACATCACCTCTTGGTGGAGATAGATTGTCGTCAAGACGAACCTTATATGCAGGAGGGCCACCCGTAGGTTTATTTATTCGGCCCAAGAAACTATCCATAGATTGTTGTTGTGAGGGGCTAGGCTTAAAATAATCTTTATTGAAAGATGCGTCTTCCCCTTTTTGATTCAATGCTGCACTAAAGAAACGGCCCAACGCACTCCGATGGTCTTTTCCCTTACCGCCAGCGGAAAATCCTGAACTAGCCGTAGTTCCGAAAGATTTGCCTCCGATTGTACTTTTCCCAAATGGAGGCATTATTCAGTTCCTCCTAGATTTTCATCATCTGGATATCCAAGCATATCGCCTGTTAAAAGGCTTTTGAAGCCGCGCTTGCCACGTGCTTTTTGTTTTTTTTCTTCTTCAGCTATTGCTTCAAGACGCGCTTTCTCAGCAGCGGCTTTTTCTTCTGCTGCCTTTCGGGCGCGCTCTGCCGCACCGCCATCGCCGCCACCTTTGTCTCTACCACCGAAAATACCACCCATTATACAATTTCCTCAAATGCAGGTTTTGCACCTTGTTTAATCATGGCGCGATAAAGTCCATAAGGAGTAAGACAGAAGCCATGAAAACCAATTACATCCTTTAGCATTGATACGCAGGTTCTAATTGCATAGCCATGTGTGACATTATGTTTTTCTGTCCATTGTAGAGCTTTACCTTGTTTTCTACAAAATACAATAAATTTATCGACATCATAGGGCTCTGCGGCACGAACTATACATTGTCCGGGCTGTGGCTCTACAAAAAGCCACTTTTCTAATTCAGGGTCTTTGGCAACAGCCATGACATGCCGAAAGCCTTTTTTTGTCCAAATACGCGCCCAGGCACTCTGTTGTAGATGGCCATAATCCATAAACAGCACATACCAAATCAACGGTGTGCAAAGCGTTGATTCTGAGATCGCCTTATCCTTCCGCCGTTTCTACGATCAAAAATATTCTTTTTTTCGTGAAGAACAATAGGCTCTGCTGGTTTTGGGCCTCGAACAAGGGTTTTGCCTTCACCAGCACCAAGCATCATATACTGAAGCGCATCATGAATATGAGAAGATTTATTTTTGGCAGGCCGCTCCTGATACTGATCCATTGTTCCAGCAAACAGCGCATAGTGATATCCGCTACTGAATCCCTGTATTAACACTTTGCAACTAGGATCGATCAACATTCCAGGCTGGCCGTCAATCATACGATTGAGAACATCCTCTACAGCTTCGATTCTCAAATCCGGATTATTAGAATGTGCAGGTCTGGCCAAAACACCTTCTGCCTTCAAAATGCGGAAAGGTGTGTTTTCATCAGTTTGAGCGCGATGATCTCCGGCAGGATCACCGTAAATTAAAAATTTCACATGCTCGTGCAGTGAAAACTCTCCCATCGCCTGTTTTAATTCTCCGGCAAACCTTTTTGCCCCCATGTTGGTTCTGACAACCTCTTTGAGTATTCTCCACCGTCCGTGAATGCGTTGTGCAAAGGTCGCGGCGGGTGTCAGGCCAAAATCTATACCTATCCAGATATCTGTGTCGGCACTTGCAGTCAGGGGTTCAGCAGCCACGTGAACTTCGCGTCTGAAGCTCGAATAAACAGGCTTGCCGGTAGAATGGTCGCCTAATTCATTTCTAACGTAGACATCTATCCAATCTTTGTCTTTTCCTTGAATAAGACCCGGATAATAGGCGGTATCGAGATTTTTTAAGTTCTCGGCACGGTCATTGATTGCATATGCGATCACTTCGCCTTGTGCATCCCGCTCCTCGACCATTGCGGCAGGCTGTCTGAAAAATTCCCAGTCGGGGGGAGTAACAAGCGTGAGTTTATCGGTTTCAGACAACCAATCGGGTATCGGAGCCTCACCAGCCATGATCGGCCACCAATGTTCCTCACTTGGCGCGTTGGTGTCCATTATAAGCCCGGAGAAGGTGGCACCGCCGTCCTTTATGGCAGGGAAGCGCCGCAATCTCGATGTTGCTGCATCGATGATGGCTTTGGGGACTTCTCTGGCTTCATTAATCCAGGCCATCGTTAGCTCGAGGGACAAAAGTTTTTTGATATCCTCCTGCTTATCAAGGGCAAGAAAAATGACCTCCATTTCGATATCGTTTACCTTGACCATATGAATGAAGGGTGGCGACCACGAAAAATGGCCAAAATCAGACTCGGGAAACCATTCAAGCCATGTTTTTGCCGTTGTGAGCTTCAATTCGGGGAAAGTGTTGCGAATAATGGCGTGTCTGGTGCGTCTAATGCCATTCTCGTCGGGCTGTTGCGCACAAGCGCGCCGAAATAGCTCAATACAGGAGGCTGTTGAGGTGCCGGAACCAATAGGACCGCGTATGCCACGGACGAATTTATCCGACTTCATGTATGCCTTCAGGACTTCTCCATCAGGCTTATAATTAATAGCTACCATTAATGGTATGTCTTGGGATCAAGAATACCGGCATCGACAAGCATCTTGATCTGCTGCTCGGCAACCACCGGCCCCAGAGAGGCAATAATTTTATCACATTCGCGGTCATTGATATGACGATTGGGATAATGCTCCATCTGCACACGCCGAACTGCGCTGCGAAGTCTTTGGAGATCGTGATGGGTTAGAGTGGTTATCCAATCATCCATTAAGTATATCTTCTAGTAGACTTGCGATTGCGCGGCTTTCGGGCTGTACGCGTTCCGCCTTTTCGCCCAGGCTTTGAGCCAGTTTGATTGCGCGGGGTCTTGGCCGTATAGCTTAGCTTGCCTTTGGCCATTAGTTTGGCTTCTTAGAAGATTTACTCGCACTCTTTCGACCACTTGTTCGCCGATTTTTCCTTTTCATTGCATTTTCATGGGCTTTTAGTTCAGCAGCTTTTTGAGCAGCCTTTTTTTGAGCAGCTGGTGTTCCCGCTGTTGCGCCTCGAATGCGTCTAGCAGTCTCAGTATCAGCCCTTTTGGAGGGAGAGGTTTTAGAACCACCCTTTTTACGGGTAGATTTTTTGCGTACAGGGGGAGCCATAATATATTCTCCTATGCTTTCTTGGATTTACGCACACGTTTCTTCTTTTCCGGTGCGGGAGGAGCCATTGCGGCCCGACGAGCCTCTGCTCGATCATGGTAGTCAGATGCAGCTTGAGCCCCACAACTGCATATACCAGAACCTGCATTAATAGAGCAGCCCTTAGTGTGAGCGTATTGCTTGCTAGCCATAAAAATTAACCCTTCTTTCGCCTTGTACGGGATGGTCGCAGATTGACTGCCTTGTGTTTCGGTTTGTGGGGGCCCTTATAATTCTTAGAACGCTTCTTGGCAGCAGTAACAGCAACCTCTTTTGACGAATAGCTCCTACTATCTAAAATTGTACCAGCGTCAGACCCTACACTATCAACATTTACCCATCTGCCAGCACGGCCAGGAACAGAAGGATGGCGACGAGTTACACTCTTCTCATGCGCCATTATTAACCCCTTTCCTTAAAAACAATAACTCTATCAAATTTGAGATAAATAAAGGCATATTTACTGCATCAACCTTTTAGAGAAATTATAGGGATGTTGTACCTTATGTAGTGTAACGCGCCCGACTTTCGGAGGGGGGGTCTGATATGTACACTTTTTCGATATGTCACGCATCTATCCAAGATCGATGGTGATTGCTACAGCGTGCTGGTGCGAAACCTTCTCCGGTGCTTTAAAGCCCGACCGATCAAGAATGTCCTTGCTTGCCTCGAGCCTGACATACTCTGACTTGCCTGATCTACTGAGTTCAGCGACTGCGTGAGCAGCGTCAATGGCGCTTGTACCAACGAGTTCAGCTACCTTCTGGAAGATGTAGGCTTGAACGTGAGGTAATCGCAACGTCCTGCTTGCTGCACTTCTACCACTTTCTCCCTTGGCATATCCTGCTATTTCCGATGCTTTTGTCACGGTCACACGTTTCATCACGCCGTCGTCATCGGGAACGCCATTTACATACGTATCCGCCAGTATTTGTTGCCTTCTTGTAAGGCTGATGTCGGGCAAGCCCGGAACAGGGTGTTTGATCGAGCTTTTAGAGCGTCTCTGCTTTGCCACGAGCGTCCTGTCAGTTAGGGATCAGTGGGTAATTCAATTAGAGCCGTGTAGCGGGAACGATGTCAACCCCCCATACTTATCGTTTTAATATCAATGTCATGCCATTCTACACCGTGGAGCGTGGGAATACTCATTTACACAAATAACGTAAATTGGACACTTTTCAACGTCGAGTCGCTTACGCGTTTGTCATGGGTTTCACCCCTGACTACCCCACAATGAGCATCCGCTCCTTGACCTGGAGAACCGTTGCGTCGGTTCATCTCGCTAGAGTATCGAACGCTGTTCGATGTCGCTATGCGCTCCCATCGCTAAAGCGATTGCAACAAGGGCAACCTTAGAAGCGTTTCGCAAGAGCGAAACCCACTTCTTAGTTTTGCCGGGAGGAATGTTGCATGCTCGAGGCCGTTACGACGACTGAGCTCCGTATCGAACCTGTATCGCGTTACTCGCGTCGACACGAATCAAATGTTTCGTGTCTTTGGCTCGGACTCACGCTCAACAGAACCGAACTCCGCTTCTAGTCGCTTCACTACCTTGGGAGTGTAGGTGTGTGTGTGGAACTTGGCCTGGGCCAACCCTCCGTCGCTCCGTTGTCGCTCCTCCGGGGGGAACCCCTCACGACTGTAAGGAAGAACCCGTTATTTAAATGGGTTGCAAGCAACGCTTTTTAGTAGGGTTTCTCTTTCAAATTCAGTCTTATGCAAATTCAAGGGGTCGGCGCGCTTCACTCACCAATCGATCCTAATCATCCCCTGCGCTTCTTTTTGTCCTGCTTGAATCATTCAAAATGTTCAAGATGCGCAGAGGAAGGATCGCTAGGCTCCTTGCAGCGACCTAAACGTAGTTTACCCCTTGAGTTCGCGTGAGGCGAACCCTGATTGCCCCCTACCAAGTACCACTCACCCACTTCATTGGAGGACTTTGAGAATGGATAAAGTTTGTGCGATGTGCGGCGACATCAGAAATGCCGCTGATACCGAAGCAAGTGAGCATCACCAACTGTGCAATCCTTGCTTGATTGACATCGAGGAAACAATTGACCCAAACGCATATGCTTGTTTCTCATGATCGCATTTTCTTTTGCAACTGCGATAGCAATAATGCTCTGGATCGTCTCACTCCCAACCATTTATGGGGCGATCCGGAGCTTTCTTAAACCTCGAACTCGGAGGAAAACCGATGACTGATCTTAGAGACTATGGCCGCGCAGAT